TTAGCTGGCACTGTAGACCTCTTTGGCGCGCAACGTGAACGCCTGGACCATATTCGCCGCCAGTTCTTTAAACACGCGGCCAAACGCCAGTTCAATCAGGGCGTTGGTAAACTCGAAATCGAGATGAAACTCGATCCGGCAGGCGTCGGCACTGAGCGGAACGAACTTCCACCCGCCCATCAATTTTTTGAAGGGGCCGTCCACCAGATGCATCAGAATGCTCTGGTTATCGGTCAGCGTGTTGCGGGTCGTGAATGTTTTGCTGATTCCGGCTTTGGAAACATCCACCGCCGCCGTCATTTGCGTCGGGCCTGAGTCCAGCACGCGGCTCCCGGTACATCCCGGGATAAACTGCGGATATGACTGAACGTCATTCACTAACTGGTACATCTGTTCCACACTGTAAGGGACAAGCGCAGTACGACTAATCTGAGGCATAACATTTTTCCTGATCAAACAACCAACAAATAATAACATTTATCACCTGTTAAAAAAACGCTGAGCCTCATCTCGTGCTAATATAGCGCGTTAGACCTCACAGGACGCAATGAGGTGACTTTTTGACATCAGATTACCTACGGCTTCACGACACTTATGACGAAGAAAAAAGCACATAAACCTGGCTCGGCAACCATTGCGCTCAACAAGCGTGCCCGCCACGAGTATTTCATTGAAGAAGAATTCGAAGCTGGCCTGGCGTTACAGGGCTGGGAAGTTAAATCGCTGCGTGCGGGTAAAGCCAACATCGGTGATAGCTACGTGATCTTCAAAGACGGCGAAGCCTTTTTGTTTGGCGCAAACTTTACGCCATTGACGGTCGCCTCTTCACACTACGTTTGCGATCCTACCCGCACCCGTAAGCTGCTGTTGAACAAGCGTGAGCTGGATTCCCTGTTTGGACGCATCAACCGCGAAGGTTATACCGTGCTCGCCCTGTCGCTGTACTGGAAGAACGCCTGGTGCAAAGTGAAAATCGGCGTGGCAAAAGGTAAGAAGCAGCACGACAAACGTAACGACGCGAAAGACCGCGAATGGCAGGTCGATAAAGCGCGCATCATGAAGCACGCAGGCCGTTAATTTCAGCGCACTTATTGAGCGATTCAATAAGTTAGCGTTCCGGGGTGGTATCCCGGCTACGAGTTCTGGTATACTTGCTGTAACACTATTGGGGCTGATTCTGGATTCGACGGGATTTGCGAAACCCAAGGTGCATGCCGAGGGGCGGTTTGCCTCGTAAAAAGCCGCAAAAAAATAGTCGCAAACGACGAAAACTACGCTTTAGCAGCTTAATAACCTGCTAAGAGCCCTCTCTCCCTAGCTTCCGCTCTTAAGACGGGGATCAAAGAGAGGTCAAACCCAAAAGAGATCGCATGGATGTCCTGCCTGGGGCTGAAGTGTTAAATCTAATCAGGCTAGTTCGTTAGTGGCGTGTCTGTCCGCAGCTGGCGTGCGAATGTAAAGACTGACTAAGCATGTAGTACCGAGGATGTAGAAATTTCGGACGCGGGTTCAACTCCCGCCAGCTCCACCAATCATGATTGGACGGTGATAGGACGTCACCAGCAATAACAGGAAGTTAGCAGTCTCAGCAGGACACCGACCAGACGGTGAGGGGACAAAAAAGGATACGCAAAGGAGCCGCGGCTCCCGAGTGATAAGAAGCCCGCTGATGCGGGCTTTTTTATGGGATTTTTACACCGGCCTATCATCCGCGCCTGTGCTGTTGATAAAGAAAGTCACCCTGCCCAAGACTTCGACCTCTTCAGCTGCGTCGCCTTCTATCGCCTCGCCGTCCTCTGTGATTAATGCTTTTCCCAGAAACCGTGCAAATTGAGTCTGACCGCCACTAAGGATCAGCAGAACCTGCCCCTGCACAAGTCGGGTGACCGGCTCGATCACCGCAAACCCGGATGACGTCTCAAGGATTCTGCTGTCGATGCCAATTCCGCAAATGGTTTCAGGGCAGAGCCTGCGCTCTACATAGTCTGTTGCTGGCGATACGAATCCCATTACAGAACTCTCCCCATATTGCGCAGCATCCATAGGCGGTTCTGGCTACCGTCCGGCGTCTTGTCTACGAAACAAGTCTGGTACTGCTCGATCCATTCATTCGCATCAGCCTGGGTGAAATGCCAGTTCCTGGCGCGCAGCTCACGTATGAAGTCATTCGTGTGAAGGCACTGATACCCTTTCGGGTTTAGCTGTATGGCCGCGGTAAACGCCGAGTTAATGTCTGATTGGCGGGGCATGATTACCTCTCATTTATTATTGCTGTGTATTCATACAGTAGTTTTAAAGAGGTTGCAGATCAAGAAAGCATTGCCTATTGATAGATAATGCTGAATATCTGGCTGTTCTGCCGAATTGACCAAGCGGGTATACCAGAATTTCCGGTATAAAACTGAGCTCTGAAAAGCCCAGAGGACTGTAGCGGTGACAGGAGCCCGCTTCGTGTCAGCAGGGACTTAATCCACCTGTTTAGGCCAGCGTCTTCTGCGTGGCGTTGGACGAATGGAGCGCGTAGTAAGTCGGGTTCCGCATACGGAACATACCGCGCCGTGGGGCAGGTTTTGCTCGGGATTAAAGGAGGTGAAAAAGAACCGGTTACTTCTGCAAACAGGACAGATGAATTTCATGACAGGTACGATGCCCCCGGGCCGTTAGCTGTATCAAATTAATAAATATTTTTATATAGCTAACAGTGCCTCAATTCAACATTTCTCAGTATCAATACTTCACACGCAGTTTGACCCTGCCCCATTTCCGCCTGTGCCATTTGGCCGGTCGACATTTTAAAAAGCTGATTTTTAAAGTAATGGCAAATGCTGCCGATATGTTACTTACCTGCGTCATGAACGCAGGATTAATAACAAAGCTAAGGGAGTTATGCCCGCTCCCGTGCGGGCTTTTTTTCTATCCTGAGTTGTTCGCTGAGACAGCTGATGATAATTACGGCTGAACATCCGGCTGTTCTTCTGGGACTGTTTCAGCCATAGCAGCCGCGGCCTCCAACTGGCGCTGATTCCAGATGCTGTCCACCGGCATCTCCACACGGACAGAGACGAACTGATCGACCGGGATATCAACCGGGTCGCCTTCGGAAATCCCGGAGATCTCATTTCTGGCGAACGCCGGAGCATCAGGATGGGTACGGTGAAAGGTTTTTACCAGCACTGAGCCGTCCGGGTTAACTCTATAATCCAGCCAGATAAGCGGCTGACGGTTACGGTCTTTGGGTATATCGAACCCGCCATCAACCCCACCCCAGGCCGCATCTGAATTGAGCCCTATGCAGCCGCTTATCAGATACTCCCCTATTCCCAGTCGCTCAACTGCGCACCCCTCAGATTCTTCGTTGCAGACTGCGCGGCCGTCATGAAACAGGCGGATGACTGGCGAGGCTGCTTTTAAGGTTCCATCGGCAGCCTGGGTCGTATTCCCTGAGTGATAGAAATTAACCCTCCACTCTTCAGACGCACCAAAGCATGCAACCCCTACAACCTTCCTGTCTCGGTTGAAGTAGTTGATCATCCTGATTACTGAAAGGCCGCCTGTTGCAGCAGATGAAGCCCTGAGAACGTGCTTGAGTTCCACGCCTGAGCCACCATACCCGGTGTTCCCGTCATAATATGCGTAATGAGCGCCCTTCTCCTGAGCTGACGTCGGGACAGTAACGACGGGATCACCTATTCCCAGCGTATCGCCCACCGTTATAACCTGCCCCTTCGCTGCGCCAACATCCTTCTTAGCGGCCGTGCCCAGATCTGAAATCTCCGCAGTGGTCAGAGTAATGCTGTCTTTTCTGTTTGCCATGATTTAAATCCTTACGCCCAGACGCGAGCCGGTGTTGTCGGTTTAACCACAAAGTCGTTCAGCCCGGATAAATCGAGCGAGTCATTCATGACCCGCAAATTGACGTGATAGCCGGGTTCGGTGGTGTACTTGATAACTTCGTTTTCTTCACCGGGATTGATAACTTCAGCAGGAACAGTGATAACGCCGACGATATCCAGGCTGATATCAGGGTGATAAAAACCACCCTGCCCCTCATCATCCATAAACCCCGCCGCGATTAAATGCGTACGCATTTCGTCGGCGTCATTAAAGCGCAGGTATAAATCTCTCATTAGCGGAGTCCATTAATTTGGTTAAGGGTTAGCAGGCGGTGCCAGATGCGCAGATTTCGAATGTGATAAACAAATCTCACGGATGTGGTTTGATTTGAGTTCCCTATATAAGAAACGGATTGCGTTGTGCCGTTAGGCTGTACGTTATCAGCGGAAGAAGTATTACCCCCGTAGAACGTTGATACTTTGCTACCTTCGATTGCGTGTACGAACACCCCGCTTTCGCCTTTTTTACAAGGCACACTTATAGCACCGCTGCTGCGATATGCTTTTAATGTGTTGTCATTAACCCATCGGCAAGCAATATCATTACTCGGGCCTTGAACCTTAACGATTTCAATATAACCAGCGGCATCCTGGAAATACTTTGGGGAAAACTCAAATGCCAAAGTCCGATTAAATAGATTTGCCAGAGAATTATATCCACAGTTTTCTTTCGGGATTTGCCAGTAATCAGCCCCACGCGTAACCGTGGCCGCTATCGTTGGGATGTACGATGTAGGGAACGGGCTATCTTCTACCTGTGCCCCCCAGACATATAAACCAGAGACACCATCACCGACATAGCTTGCGGTTACACCGTCTTTCGCTAGTTGCAGACGGAAAACGCTACTCTGAGTAGCCCCGGCTGTAACTGCCATCCAGACACGGTAAAGACCATTTCCGAGGTCTTCAAAACCACGATCAAGGTATTGAGCACCGACAGCGCCACCAACGAAGGCTCCTGCAACCGGGTCAAAGAATACGCCCGATGTCGTTCCCGTTGCGACGCGTAAATATAAAAGACGAGAGTTTGTATGAGCTTTAACAAATACCGAATAACAGTAAATCGTTCCGGCAGTTAAAGTGATGTTACGGTCTTGCGTATAGTGTTCAGAACTCGCAGTATCCTCAACTATAAGCGCCATCGTTTTATCGCCACGAGGCGAGTCGCCGCTATTATTCGTTGTGGTAACTCGTGAACCTGCACCCCACTGCTCTGAATACGTATACAGGTTTGTAATCTGAGGCTCAATTAAAAGCCCCTCTTTCTCGAAACGAGGCTCGTTAATATCGGCTAACCTCATCGACCCTGCTTTATCGAAATAAGTTCCTGTGGTTGTGCGGATAATGGTTCCTGATTTTGTCGGCAACTCCAGAATCTGTCCAGAAATCGTCAGCCGGTCATAAGGCGCGGAACCCGCCAGCAGGCGCATGTCATCATTCAGCGGCAACCAGACATCAGGAAACGGCGCTGCCTCATAGGGTACAGACGTAAGTTTCTGCGCGGCCGCCAGTGATGCTGCGGCACTGCTGGCGCTGGCGGCCGCGTTGTTCTCCGAAGTTTTGGCATTCGTCTCAGACGTTTTTGCGTTCGTCTCGGAAGTTTTGGCATTCGTTTCGCTGGTCTTGGCTGCTGAAGCGCTGCTTGCCACTGCGGTCTTGGATGAGTTCGCGTTCGTCTCAGAGGTCTTTGCATTTTTCTCTGATGCTGCCGCTGCAGCGGCGCTGGCTCCTGCCGCACCGGCCTGGGCGATCAGCTTTGACCAGCTGGGACCCGTCTTTTTCGAACCGTCTGCCAGGGTTACGGTGACGTCACCGGTGCCCGATAAAATCAGGTCCTGGTTGATGATACTGGTTTGCGCCAGGCGAAAACCTTCCGTGACGGCTTTCGCCAAATCGTCATCAAGTGTGGCCATTCGTGATGTCCTTAAAATAAAAAACCCAGCCGGAGCTGGGTTGGATGTTTGAGGTTGTGGGGATCAGGAGAAGGAGCCGGTACCGCGAGTCACGGTCATTGTTGCAGCAGTGATTCTCATTGTAGCGTTGCCAGAGCTGAGAACGATACTGGCTTCGATGCGCTGCCCGCCCAGACCAGTAACTGCATGTTTTGCGGAGAACCATACCCCACCTACAGGAACGTCATAAGTGAACGTTCGAACGTTGCCTGCAATAGTCACCTGAACAGTAGCCACAACTGCGCCTACGAGCCCTCTCACATATATTAGAGAATCCACAATCGCGTTTTTACTTAAACCGCTATTACTGGAGTCCATATAGACCATTGGTATGCTTGTTGAAACAGCGCTATCTGATCGAGCACTGGCATCCGGGTACACCCCTGTGTTAGCAACGTCACCAACAAAGGATGTCGCTTCCACAGAACCTTTAAAGCTCCCACTGGTCGCCTCAACTCTGCCTTTAAAAATCCCGTCAGTGGCATAGATCGTCCCGCGAACTGTCACGCCGTTAAACGTCGCATACCCGGATTTATTGATATGCCAGCCGACATTGCCGGTCCCGTCCCAGTTGCTGGACTGGATGTAATTCCCGATCTTGCCGTTGTCGATGGAACCGTCCTGGATGAACACCGAACGCATGAACATCTGGCCGCCGGTCGAAGCAAACACCAGCTCCTGCCCGTTCGTCGTCGGGTTATAAACCGCGAACGTATCGGCAGAAATCAGGAAGTTTGAGGCCCCTGTACCGTCAATGCCCAGCTGAATACCCGCGATGCGTTTGACACCGTTCGCTTCCACCTGGACTTTAACGCCCCATTGGGCCGAGAGCTTGCCGTTGATATCAGCAACAGCCTGGCTGGTTGTCTGCACATTGGCATTAGTTTGCCCAATAGACGCTGTGACCTGCTCAATGCTGATCGCCGTCGCGCTCTCCAGATCCGTAACGGCTTTATCAATGCGCGTGATGGCTGCCGCGTTGGTCTGGCCGTTTTGCTCAACCGTGGCCTTAAGCGTCGTAACCTGCTCAGCTACAGCGCTTGTGGCATCCGCGGCGGTCTTCTTGGCTTCGGTGATTTCAGCCATCGTTTTTGTTTCGCCGACGGCAAACGTGACGCGCTGATCAGAGAAAGCCATGAAGTTGGCGAGAGCGTTGCTGACGTTGCCGACAATACCGGCGTCGCGGCTGGCCGTGTTGCCGTCCACGTCAACCTTCAGACTGTCGATACGACGCCCCAGCGCGGAGTCACCCTCCGCACGGGCCGTGGTTTCCGTGCTGATATCCGTCTTATTCTGGTCAGTCGTGGCCTTAACCGCAGCCAGCGCGGTGGTCTGCGCTTTGTTGTTATCGGCAACGGCTTTATCGATGCGCGTGATATCGCCGGTATTTTTTCCGACGGTGGTCTGCAGGCCAGACAGCGTTGTGGCCTGTGCCTCCTGCTCAGTCGTCAGCGTTGCCAGTTCCTGCGTCACAGCGGCTTTGTTGGCATTAACGGTCGATTCCAGCGCCGTCCGGGCTGTCACCTCCGCTTCCTGCGCCGTGATGCGCGCCTGGCGTTCGGTGAAGAGCAAGCCCGAGGCCAGCTTCGACGGGTCATCACCGGTATAACCTCCCCGGATCTGCGTCGCTAACGTTTCTCGCGCTGTGGCTTCCGCCTGGTCGCCCTGGACACGTGCGGTCGTTTCCGCCTGCAGCGCCGCCATACCTGCGCCGGGCGTAGGCCGTCCGAGCGCCACCCAGTCAATCAGGAAATAATTCGTCGCATCCTGCCTGGTGGACAGATCCAGCCTGAACTGATTTATCGTGGTTTCAGTCAGCCAGGGGATATTGTCGAACTCCAGCGTGGCGATCCCGTTGGCGTCGTATGCAGGCTCGGCGACAGTGAGCATGTTGGTGTCGTTGAAGCCACCGGTCCCCCGCCACCGCAGCTGCCCCGCCCAGCCCGGCGCCCCGAACTTCCTGATGCGCATTTTAACGAAGCGATGGGACGACGAGTTAACACCCAGTGAGCCGGGAGACGCCACCCAAGGATCGGTAGCATGGTTCGCCGGGCGTATCCAGCCGTCAACAAAGGTCGGGGTCCCGTTCCCGGTCCAGCCCTCCACTGTCGAATCGAAATACCAGATTTTGAGTGGATCAAACTGTGCGCCAGTACCCGCAGAAATCTGCGCCATCATCTGCGCCAGTGATTCGGTGGTGGTCTGGATCGTCTGATTGACGTTACTGATATCCGCGACGCGCGCGTTCTTTTCGGTCAGCAACGCCTGGCCACGTGCTGCCGCTTCGTCGGTGATGGCTTTTTTACGGTCCGTGACCTCCTGTGCCAGGCCTGCTTTGGTTGCCGCCGACTCTGTCGTAACTGCGGTGATGTCGTCGCGCGCTGACTGAATATCGTCGCTGAGATCGGCAATATCCGACACGAGGTTTTTATAGCCCTCGGTCTGTTCAAGCGTGTCGCCGATCATGTCGAGATAATCACCGGCGTTCGAGCTGGACTGCCCTGCCGCCCAAGCCGTCCAGTCGCCGGTGTTGCCGATACGATCCACCAGACGGGCGCGGTACCACTGACTGACGCCCGCCCGCATCGGGCCATGCTGGTAATGCGTGGCCGGATACGGCACCAGCGCCAGTAATTGCGGGTTAGCTTTGTCTTCGGTGGTGGTGCGCTGAATCTCGGTGTATGCCGTATCACCTGAGCCATCCGGGAAAGCCCAGGTGATGTCGATAGCCCAGACGACATCGTCGCTCGCCAGCAGGCTCTGCGGCGTGCCAGGTTTGCCGGTTTTGCCCGTGAGGTAAGTCGTATCGGCGTAGCCCCACGGAGAGCCTGAATCCTGAGCGTTAAGCGCACGCACCCGCACGTCATAACTCCCGGTGTAAATCCCCTGCACGGTAAATCCCTGGGCGCTGCTCACCGGCACGTTTATCCAGTCGCCATTATCCTTGCGCCACTGCGCCTGGTACCGGATAGCGCCATCCACCCTGTCCCAGGACACATTCATGGTGGCAACGGTAAGTCCCTGCTCAATGTGGTCGGTTTCAGTGAGGGTAATGTTTTTCGGTGCCGGCAGAACACTTACCGGCGTGACGGTGACCGGTGCCGGGGTGATGCGCACGCCGTCATCAATATAGCGGTATTTATTCGGGTCATGCTGGACCGCGGTGATCGTGAAACCACCGTTGCTGTCGTCGTTAGCCCGGATGGATGTCACGCGAAAATACTGGATAGCCAGGTTATCGCTGTCGACGGCCCACACTGCACCGGACTCAGGCGGCAGCCTGAAGGGGGTGGTGACCGTCACCGTCTGTTTGTCTGCGCTGACGGACGCGATTGTCCGCGTCTGCGCCTTGCCGTCCGGCAGGTTGACCACCAGGCGGTCGCCAGCGGCATAGTCAGCAGGACGATCAAGCGTGACATTACGCCCGCTCACCGCCCGGATACGCCCGCCGTTCTGTTTGCCGGCACGGAACGGATCCGCGATACCGATAATTTCTGCGGGCAGGGGAATATAACCGTCCAGTCCCACGCCAAATGACACCGTTCCGTCGCGCGCATTAGACAGCAGCGCCCAGCGGCCCCGGCGGTGCGCTTCGCTCTGGGATGTGCAGCCAATCGCCGTCATCGACATCTGGTTGACCCTGTACCGCTTCACCAGGTCGGAATCGTAGACACTCTCAACCGTGTCGCTGTAATGGTTCTGAGGATCAGACCACGACACCAGGGCAGACGAGTAGCGGTTTTTGTAGCTGCCGCCGCCGTAGGTAAACAACCCGTCGATCACGTTCGAGGCATGGTAGGTAAAATCCACTTCATCCTGTGGCACATCCGCGCGCACGTAAATCTGGTCGTTGCCCCAGAAGGTAATCCCGCGGAATATCGCCGCCAGATCGCTGAGAACGGTGTAGGCGTCCTGCTGGCTCTGGATGTAGACATTGCAGGTGAAGCGCGGCTCGGTCCCACCCGCCCCGTTCGACACCTTCTGATCGCAGTACTGCGCAATGGCGTACAGCTCCCACTTATCGATCATGCCTGCATCGATGCGGGTGCCCATGCCGTAAATCTCATCCAGCACCAGATCGTAAAATACCCAGGCCGGGTTGTTGGTGTAGGCCATTTTGAAGCCACCGGACCAGGTGCCGCTGTAGGTGCGCGTAACCGGGTCGTAGGAGTCCGGGACATGTACCAGTTTGCCCTTCGGCCTGCAGGTCACCTTCGGCGCGCCACTGGTAAACTGGCTGGCATCGACCTCGATATATAGCAGCGCTGTATTGGGATAGCGTAACTTGCTGTCGATCACCTCAGCGAACGAGAACACCTTGAAGGCGTTTATCAGTTTTGAATTACCCACTGAATCAGGTGTGATGCGACGTACCCGCACCGCCCAGCCGGTGGTTGCTGCTGGCAGGTCAATGCGGATGTCGCGCTGGTATTCCGTGGTTGTCTTTCCGTCGAATTTGCCGTTAACCACCGTCTGCCAGGCAGCACCATCAGTCGAGAGATCAACGGCGTACTCCGTGACCGTGCCGACCATATCGCCGTTGTCTTTATAGGTGTACTGGACGGGCAGGCTCAGCTTAATACGCACGGCATCCAGCATCAGGTTTGAGAACTGGCGTGTCCACGGCGCGGTGGTGGTGACGGTCACGTTGGCCGACATTTCGTTGTCGACCTCAGGCAATCCCTGAATGTAGTCCTGATCCTGAGTGCCCGGGCGAAAATCCCACTTCACGCCGGTGAAGTTGTAGCTGCCGTCGGCGTTCGCCAGCGGGGTGTCGTTAAGGAAGATGTTCTGTGCCGTCAGCTCACCCTGAATTTCACCTTCTGCGATCGCCAGCAGCATTTTTAATTTTGCTGTCGACAGCAGGTCATCCGGATCCTCAACAGGAGTATGCTGTTTAGCGCCACCGCCTTTACGTCCCTGAATAAGGGTTTCATCTTCGGGAAGTCGCATATTTCACCCATAAAAAAAGCCACCCGGAGGTGACCTGTAGCTGACAATAAATTTCACTGCTGGTCGCTGGAGAAGATCCCCGCGCTGATGACGGCCCCGCCGATCTCGCGCTCACCAAAAAACACAGGTACCGGATAACCCACAGCCACGGTATTCACCGGCGCGCCAAAGGCGTAGTTGGGTTTGTTGTCCGTGCTGGACGAGGCACCGACGTTGTATTTCGGCTGTGGGGTAAGCAACTGCACCACTCCGCCCAGCATCATCGACAGGCCGAGACCCGTCAGGGCCGTTGTTGTCGCGGTTGCGGCAGCCGTGCTCAGACCTATCGCCGTCAGCGAGGCACCCGCGGTAAAATACGCGGCCACGAGAGCCACCGCCCCGATAACGATCTGCAGCACACCGCCGCGCTTTGAACCTTCGGTAATGGCCGAAATCCGGTACACCGTGCCACTGCGGGTCATGTCGAATTCATCAAGACCGATGTTGTTTTTACCATTGAAGAAGGCAAAGCGGATCCCCTGCATATGTCCTTCTGACAGGTAGCGTTTAAAGCCCGGGACCTGGCTGGACATGGCGCGCAGCATCTCGCGCAGATCCTCAACGTGAAACTGGTGTTCGCGCCCGAACTTTTTCGCCATACGGCCTTCAAGAATCAGTGTTTTCAGCATTCATCAGCTCCCTGTGTCGGACCACACGAACGGTGCGGTCGCGGTAATATTTGCCGTACGGCACCCGGGCAGACAGGTTGCCGAAATTATGATGCAGCATGATATTGTCCTGGTACTCGTGGCGACCGAGGTAAATGGCCGCGTGGTTGGTTACCGACGCCTGTATGCGCATCATGATCATATCGCCGTGACGCATATCAGTGGGGTCCACCTGGATAAAGCCCTCCGCCTCCCAGTTATCGTCGTAGCGATTTTCGCCCTGCTCCCACCACTCGTACGGTACCGAGTAATCGCCCAGGGTAATGCCGTGCTCGCGCTGGTACCACTCACGGATCAGCGCCCAGCAGTCAGCAAAGCCCAGTACCCAGCGCCGCCCGGCGTAGTCCCGGTCCTCACGGGGTGCCAGCGTGCAGAAATCACCGTCCGGCCAGCTCATGATGCCCCATTCCACCCCGGACCAGTCGCACTGCACCCTGTCCATTTCGGACGGCACGAGCTGCACCACATCCGGGTGGGAGTGGATAACCATAATGATTTCGCCCTGCTCCGACGCTGCCAGCTTATCCTCTGGCGAGATCGTGAAGGCCTCAGTGGGCGTTGCTGAAATATTGCGGCACGGAATGTACTGCTGCGCCCGCCCGGCCTGCACCACCACGCCGCAGGCCTCGTTCGGATATTCCGCAGCGACGTGGGCGCGGATCGCTTCCATCAGTTTTTTTCGCATGGTTATTTACCCTGAAGGTTTGCCGCCGGGAAGCCGCCGAACGGCAGCGGGTTACCCGTCCCGAACCGCGCTTCGCAGTCCTGCATCTGGCCGCCGCACATATCCAGCGCCGGGTTGTCCGTGGGGGTGCCATCCTTAAGAAAATAGCGGTTCCCGTTGTAGTCACATCCGGTGCCGGTGCGGTACCAGCCGCGCGTGCACCAGGTGCAGACTGGCGTGATCTGCCGGGTGGGCAACTGCAGGTTCTGTATGTCAAAGGGTGAGCACAGTTCAAAGTCGACCTGCACCCGCGTTTCAGCGGTTTTGGCGTTGACGTAAAAAAGCTGCACGCGCTCGTCCGCCGGGCTGGCGTTCGGGTTGCCGGCTGTCCAGTTGGCCGCGTCGAGATATTTCGCCAGCGTGGTGTGGATCTTCACCTTTGCCCTCGCCAGGTCGTCGAACTCAAGGCACAGCGCCGTCACGTAGTTTCCGACATTCGACACGGAAAGCGTGGGCGTGGGCTGCGCGCCCGTGCTGGAGAGTTCCAAGCCTTTCAGCTCGTACGGGTAAGGATCGTATTGCTGACCCTGCCAGACGATCGCGGGCAGGTTGTCGGCGGCGAAAGCGGCCCAGCCTGCCGAAGCAATATTGTGGGCATGGAAGCGCAGTATCGTATCCATGCCAAATTCGGTACCGTCTATCTCAATGAGCTGTATCAGCTCACCTGGTTCCAGTTTCTGTACGTCGTTCGTGAAGCTCATATTCGGCCCGTAAAAAAAGGCCGCATAAGCGGCCCTGGAAGAGGAGTTAAAACTAAGGCCCGAAGGCCTGCTCAAACACAAACGTTAGCTCTACAAAGCCACCGTGAGGAAAGGTTGGGCTTACTGAATCAGCTTTTACCCGATACAGTTTCTGTTCACCCCACGGATTAACCCACCAGAACGATTTGATGACGTGACTCAGGAGGAAATCGCGAACTTTCTTCATCGTCACCACATCGCCATTGCATGCCAGACTCCAGGTTTCGGCATCGGAGTTGATCCCATTGCCCGCCACCTGCTTATAGCCGTCGCCAAACTGCGCCTGAAGCGTGGCCACAGTATTTGCTCCAGTCGGTCCTATGCGGACGCACCAGGTAAAAGTGTCGATTGCCATATTGCTCCTTAGCGGCGATAGAGGATGCCGCCTGGCGATATTTCTTTCCTCAGGCGATCGGTAAGGGTTTGCTGGACAATACCTTCAAGCTGGCGTGCTGTGCTGGCGGTATTGGTGTTACTGATTTCACCTGCAGAACCATCCTGGTTAATGTTGACCGGGGCATGAACATTGATGACAGTACTGCCATTACCCGTCGCATTATTCACGCCTGATGATACGGCGCGGACACCAAGCGAACCATCGGCGGCTCGGGTTAACGGCATGATCGCCTCCGGCCCCGCCTCGCCCATCACGCCCGCGCCTTTAGCAAAAGCGAAGAATGTAGGCGTATCCACAATGCTGTTGCTGAATGCGCTGAGCGAGGGCGAGTCGTAAACTCCTCCTTTAGCGTTGAATGTGAGCGAGCCCGCAGCGGCGGTATAAGCCCCCGATGGTGTTGCGCCAGCAGCGGCACCTCCGCCAAACGCTCCCGCCACACTGCTGGCCAGTGTGCCCAGAATGCCTGAGGAAGAAGAGCCGCCCAGCGCGCTTACTGCTGCCATCTGCAGGCTGACCTTCGCGATCATCTCCAGTGCAGACAGCCCCCACTCTTTCCAGTCTGCCTTTCCGCGAACAAGCATAGAAGCTACGTTATCCATAGCGCTGTCCATAGTAGAAGTAATACCCTGTGAAACCGTGCCCGCGATATTGCTGACATTATCCATCCAGTCAGCAAGACCAGCACTTACGCCAGCCCGCCAGTCCAGTTCGCTGGCTTTAGCCTGTTGATATTTTTTTTCAAGCGCATCGAGCGCCGAGGCGCGAGCGGCAACTGCCTCCGCACCTTTATCCGTTTTATCAAAGACTCGCTGTACTTCCTGTTGTTCACGGTACTGATCCTGTTCACGCCCCCCCATCCCTGACGTTGCGACATTCAGGTTTGTTTCATCCTGATATCGGCGCGCGGCGTCTTTGAGATCCTTAAGGGAGTCTGTCATCTCACGCTGTTTGCGAACTGCCTCATCAGCTTTTTGCGACCACTGGGCCAGCGCCACTGCCCCGGCTTCGATGGATTTACGTTGCTCTTCACTCCACTTAGTTCCGTTCTCATGCGAAGCCGCGTACAGCTCTGCTGCCTTCTCGCCCTGAGTAGCACGAACCTTTTGCACTTCGGTAGCAACACTAAGGTCGGCCATTTTTCGGCTGTACTGCTCGGCTGTTTGCGCTGCCTCACGAGCCGCCTTTCCTGCGTCGCGCGTTGCATCTGCCTGAGCTTTTTGAGAAGCAGCTATCCGCTGCGCATTGTTATAGTCGTCCTCGGCCGCCTTTGTATAGTCCGCAGCATACTTTGAGTTTTCAGGGCCTGTGCGACCCATTTTGTCGAGTTCAAATTGCGCCTGCCTGCGTACCCTGGCAAGACCGGTTAATCCAGCAAGCTCTGCCTGCTGCTGCTTTTGAATGAGGCTTTGCTGATCTTGGGTTGATACAGGGGCTTGTGGAATGGCAAAGGGAACATTAACTAACGCGCTTCGCGACGAGAGCAGCTGATTACCAAGCGAAAGCAGCCTGTTCAACTCAGAATGCTGACCATTCATCATTAGTAAAGAATAATATGCCTGGTTTTGCTTCCACGCCTGCTCTCGAAGCTGGTCAGTCCTGCGACGCTCGATTTCTGCCAGCGCCTGCTGAATAATACGCGCCTGTTCCCGGAGTTGATTGAGCTTGTCTTCCTCGACAGCTAAATCACCCGTAACAACGGAAATGGCGCGCACTATATTAAGATCGTTTTCTCCAGTGATGCCGGGTTTACCCCTCGCAGCATTTAGATCATCAATCTGACCTTTTAAGGTCTCGACTTTCCCTTGTTGTTCGGTGATAAGCCTGTTTTGCTCGGCCAATGCTTCAATGGTTTTCTTGCGATTATCGTCAGTATCAGGAAGCGACATTTTAGATGTCTTTTCACGGATCTGATCTATCTGGCTGGCATACTCCTGCGCCGACTGGCGCGCCTGCTCCTGATTTTGGTACATGGCATACCATGCACCTGCGCCGAGCATAACAAGACCAGGGACACCTCCGATCAACCCCATCGCTCCGCCTAAGAGGCGCGATCCAACAGATGTTACGCTGTTCAGGTTGTTCTGTGCTGTCACCCTGCCTGAAAGGTTGCGGGTAAGCGCCGCCTGCGCTGATGCCAGTCTTGTTTCGGCAATTGTCTGAGCATCAGCGTTTTTAGCTGCTGCAAGCCCGGATTGGGCGCGCTCAAGAGCGGCACGCGCCCTGACTTTTTCTGTCGCTGTACCGCTGGTTAACGCAGTACTCAAACGCGTTTGAGCTGCTGTAACCTTCGCCTCTGCGGCGGCAACCTTTTCTCGTTGAGCCGCCTGCACATCAGCACTGCGAGCTGTCTGAACGGCCTGTTGTGCCCTATATACCTCAGCTCTTGAAGCAGCCACTGCCGACTGGGCTGCTTTTTCCTGCGCGACGGCAAGAGCGACTTCTGCTTTAGCGGCGGAAAGCAATGAGGCTGTAGCCCCCGTGGCACTGCTGACGACACCCCCGAGATACTTCGCCAACCCCACTCCAACCAGCGCACCAGCAACTGTTGTAATAGTGGACATGTTATTAGCGACGTCATTCAGAGCGCCGCTCACTGCAGATGACGTAAGAGAATCCAGTGTTCCGGCGACACCATCAAGCCCACCGGATAAGGCAGAAGTAGCGCCTGTTGCCTGGTTAATGCCCCCAATCCATGCCATAAAGGAGTTGGTCACTTTTTGCAGCGATCCGGAAACTGTCTGCGGCATGGAGCTGAACTCCCCCCGCAAATTATCAAGCTGACTTATCATGGCTGGCACGACTTTATCAATGGTCAGCTGCCCCTGATCAGCCATTGCCTTAAGGTCTTTTCGGGCGACACCCATTCCTGCAGCGAGAGCCCTTATGACGCGATCACCGGACTCGTTAACGGCATTGAATTCTTCGCCTCGCAGAACGCCCTGCGCCAGAGCCTGGCTAAACTGCGTAATGACAGATCCAGACTCTTCTGCGCTAGCACCGGATATTTTCAGCCCAGTAGAAACCGCCTCGGTTATTTTAAGAACATCCGAAGAGTCATAACCAAACTCACGCATAGAAGCTGCTGCACGCGAGAAAAGATTAGCATTATCAGAAAATGCAGTGCCTGTTCGCTGGCTAATCTGCATGAGCTGTATCTGAGAGCTGGTAAAGTCGTCGGTTGTGCTGGACGCCTGTTTTAAACGGGCATTCACAGACGTCCACTCATCGGCGATCTGGACTAGCTTACCAGTTGCAAATGCTGCTGACGCCGCAGCAGCAGCCCTTCCTGCGCTTGCGAAACCACTTGTGAGATCGGATAGGGCTTTCTCACTTTCTCTAGCCGCGGCTGCTGCTTGCCTGCCACCATTCTGCATGGTCCGATAATATTCCTGCCCCATACGAGAAGCGCGGGAAATTTCAGTTTGAAATGACTGCGAGTTAGCAGATATTTTAATTATTAATTCGCGGAGAGTAGCCATATTTCACCCAATAAAAAACCTGCCGAAGCAGGTTTGATGTTTATAGAGGTTATCTTGGAGGAATTATGTTATTAACAAGAAAATAACGCGTAATTAGAAATTGTTTTTTTCATGTTTTTTTAGTTGTTGCTTTATGTCCTTTTGCTTCATTTCTTCTGTAAAGTATTCATATTCTACCTTTACGTATGCTTTTGGAATGTCGGGAATAAGATCTCCAGAGACGGGGGACATTTTTAAGGTAATGGACATCCCATCTTTAACATAATACCTCTCCCATTTTCCGCAGTCTTCAAATCTGAGGCAATCGTAGAACTCTGTCCCATCCCTATCCATATGCTCATTTATAGTTGATGGCTTTCCGTATTTTTGTTCGAGTTTTTCTGATATTGAATCATATACTTTCTTTCCCTCATCAAAAAGCATTGATGTCGGGTCAACGCCCTTTGAGAAGGATATAGAGGTCAAACCAAAATCAGGCCGCAAGATAAGAAAGTACCTCCCTTTAAACTGCGACTCTTCGGGTGCGCTATTAGCATAAACAAATGTTACATAGTCGTAGTCTCCCTTTACCTCTAAGCCTTTAAGATTTTGACTTTTTGTTTTTTCGAGAGACTGCCCCCATTCAAAACCGAAAGGAGCTTGCGGCTTTGAGTCGCAGCCTAAAAGTAATAATGAAACACCTAAAACCCATACATATTTCACTTATTTGCCCTCACTATTAACGTTATGGGCATCGTATCATGAGCCGTTTGCAACGCAACGACATAACCCACAGTTAAGAGGGCTTACTTTGTTCGTAACTAACCAGTCAATGCAGCAAAGAATCCCTCCAGCCCGGCACTGCTCTCTTCCTGTTCAGGCGCATTCCACTGGAGGATCACATCATCCATGCTTACCTTACCGCCCTGCGAGTTGAGCACGGCAGCGGAAATCTGCGCTGCCTGAATATCGCCGCGCCGATCGCTAATTGGATTGATTCGGTCAAATTCGATCCACATTCGCAACTCTCTGGCCGTCAGGGTTTGCTTCAGTTCATGCAGCGTGCGCCCCAGACGGAGCGCCAGCGTCATCAGGAAGAACGTGCCGGGCTGGCTTACAGCTTTTCCACCTCGGCCGCCGAAGTGGTCAGGTCGAGCGCCTGCTTGAGAAGACGGGAATGCACCGGGCCGTAAAACTGCTCGACCTGCGGCTTATCCTCTTCGCTGAAGACCTGCGTGCCATCTTCTTCCAGTAGCACATCAATAAACAGCACCACATCAGCGCTCTTGTTGCGCAGCGCACGTTCTGCCGCCGTCAGATTTTCTGGCTCGCTTTCTCCCTGCATCGGATTAAGCACCTGCTGCCATTCAAGCCAGGCCTGCGCTGATGGCTCACGCAGTTTTACCCTGGCGTTTTCCCACTCCGGAACGGTGACGATTTTTGTGCGAAAGCCTGCCATAGGTGCCAACGCGAGCGAGCGAAGTGAACTCTGTGAAACCTGTTTTCCCATTTCATTTTTTCTCAGTTTGTAATCAGGAATAGCGGCTTTCGCCGCTGTTATTAGCCTGCAGAAGGTGCCGGAACGATCGGGACGGGCTTACCTTTGATGCGCAGCGTAAACGATGCGGTCACCACCCCGGCAGTGACCAGGCTCCAGCTGTTCTGACGAACTTCAGCCAGGAATGCATAACCGTTGCCGGATGGGAAGATCACCTGAAAAGCGTGCAGCGTATCAGTGTCGTAAGCGGTGCGTAATGTGTTCTGCCCCTCTTCATCAGCAGACCAGTTCCCGGAAACTGTCATTTCACCTGGCGCGGCCAGGCCGTTTGTCATTTCCTGCTCGGTGGAACATAGCGTGGTGGTGTCGATGTCTGACTTTTGCCCACCGGTGTAGCTAAGCTCCTTGGTCGAGCAGTTGATGGATTGCCAGGTGGCGCCAATGGGGTTTGGTTCGGTTGCAGGATTTTCCGAAATGTTAATTTTCGTACCCTGCGTTTTTTCATACTTAGAGGACATAGTGATCTCCGGATATAAAAAAGCCGCCTGGAGGCGGCAGAGTTAATATGAAGTGTGGAGTTATTGCCAGATCTGAACTTCAAGCGTGGCCCGGTAAAGTCCGGTATCCGGCTCGTAGCCGTTAATCTCGTTTAGTCCGACAGGATGCAGATCGGCCAGAGCCGCTTTAACCTGATCACGTAGCGCCCGGGCATCATCAATCGACGAGGCCCAGGCATCAACCTGAACCGTGCTTGCTGTTTCTGCCGGACCGCAGAAAACATCCTCGCTGACTGAACCCGGGAGCAGATAAATCACCCACGGCGCCGTGGTACCCTGCGGCGCAACGTACGGAAAAACATTTCCGCCCGCCAGCGCACTGAGCCGCTGATAGATGTCAGCCTCTGTCATTTCGCCAGCACCTCATCAATGGCCTGATTCATGCGGGCCAGCGCTGCCTGCGTAGCCTCTTCCTGCCGGGTATCGAATGCCGGGCGAACGAAGGGGTGCGCAGGCATATTCGATGTACCGAGTTCAACGAAGCGCCAGTAAAAAGCGTTGCGCGGATTGCTGGCCTTCATTTTGTTGTCGCTGTTGCCGGTGTCAGGGTTAACGCCCCGGATATGCACGCCGGAAGCGATTTCGCCGCGACGGCGACCCTTCTGGGTCACCACCACCACGTTTTTTTTCAGTTTCCCGGTAAGGACGGGCGCACGATCTTCTACCTCCTGTCGCAGAACTTCTGCACCAGCACGCGTGGCATCACGCAGAACCTTATTATTTTCAGCCCTGCTGAGCGTCTCCAGATCCTTCGCGATATCGGCCAGACCCGAAAAATCAAGACTCGTTGAAATCACTGTTTCACCCCCTTCTCGCAAAGCAATTCGAGCCTGGTGCCGTTCTCTGCTGAGATAGCCGACTTGATGTCATATATCTCACCGCCTCCGGTAGGCGGCAGATGAACGGCTCGCCATCCCGTGGTTACGGGAATGCCTGGATAACGACGCATCCAGATCCGGGTTGTGGTGCTGCTCAACTCTGCGCCGCCGTCCATCATCTCCCGGCCCGATACATCCACGACTTCTGCCCGAACCGAAGCAACATCCACCCAGCCGGTTGCAGGTTGTCCGGACGGTAATCGCCCGGTTGCCGGTTTCTGAAGGGTTACCCTGCGCCGTAGACGTCCCGCTTTCATAGGCCATAAATCCGGTAGGGTTGAAGGAGTGCTTCAGTAGAGAAAGCCAGCGCAGATGTCGTGCTGCCGGTGCTGACCGTTTCACGGTTGGTGTACCAGTGGGCAATCAGCATCAACATAGCCATTTCGATATCCTCGCCATAAAGCAGAGCGTCAGGATCGGCCATATAAAGCGGATCATCAGCCTTTTCATAAAGCCGACGGCGGGTCCATTTTTCAACGTAACGTTCCGCGGCTTTTATGCCCGTATCGATCCAGGCGTCGTCTTCCGTGAAATCCTGTTCGATATTGCAGTGTTGCTTCACCTGCTCTTTAGTCAGCATGCGCGCCCCTTACTTACCTTTGCCTTTTCCTTTTGGATCGGGGTCTTTATCCGGTCCCGGTTTTTTGGCGCCGGGTTCTGAGGCATAACCGCGCGCCACCAGCTCGCGACCATGCTGCTCCAGCGTCTCGAACTCAGTACCTTCAGTAAGTACATTGCCTTCAAAGTAAATGGGCTTGATAGCGATCAGCTTCATGGCTGTCTCCTTAAAGGAAAACGAAAAGCGGCCCGCAGGCCGCCGTTAAGGATTACGCGCCGCCACCAGCAGCAGGCGCAGTGAAGGATCCGTAGATGAAAGCTTCCGGGCGTTTCACCGCCAGCGCCAGGCGCTCTTCGCAGCGAATCGAGATCATGTTTTTCTCGAAGTCGTCGGTGTTCTCAGTGGAGATCACCACGTTGGCATCTTCACGGTCGAACAGCTGGGCAGCGGCGTTGAATGCACCGGTAAGGAACTTGCCCTGGAATGCGGCAGCTTCGGTCGCCACCACCGGCAGGCCCCACAGGGTTGGCCCGGTCAGGGCCGCCGGGTTCGCCAGGATATAGCGGCCCAGCGTATCCTTGGTGAGTTCAATCTTCGCCCAGTCGATGAAGTGCAGGACGTGGCCGGAAGCCGGGAAGCGCGCCAGCTGCGCCTGCAGCATTGCGAGGCGCAGATCATCGATGCCGTTCTGCTGCTCAACGGTAAAGGCAGCGTCATAAGCAGACGCCTGCGGGACGATGCCTTTCAGGTGCGCGCCGGTACCATCACCGAAGAGAATCTCCTGCTCTTCGACATATTTCAGGCCGTAACGCATTTCAGCGTCGATAGTGGACTGCAGCTGTGCAAAATCATCCAGGATCTGTTTGGACGCCTTGAACATGTGCGCGATGGTGGTGACCGGAGTGATCTGCGTGGCGAACTGGATATCGCTGTACGGTTTGGCAGTACCTTCCGGCACGACTTTCGCCGCATTGGTGAATCCGGTCTGCTGCACCCAGAAGATGGCTGGCGCCGAGGTGCGGCCCGGAGCAATCAGATCGCGGATGAAAAGGCGCTGTTTCGGTGCGGTGTCGATACCCGGCAGGCGTTGCGGCTCAACCACGCCGGTGGCGACATCCGTGGAAATCAACGCGGCGTTCACAGGCACGCTGACGCGCTTACCGCCTTCCACGCTTGCCGCGAATGCTTTCAGTGCTTCGCTGCTAATGACGGTCTGGCCAACGGTCTCGATCACCTTTGCAGCGTTGGCCAGCGGCATCTGAGCAACCTGCTGCTCAAGTTCGCCGAGCGCCGACTTAAGCGTTTTTTCAGCATCTTTCAGGGCATTAAATTCCACCGCCATTTTGTCGACGGTGTCTTTGGTTTCCGCTGACAGCTCGCCATTTTTCTTTGCTTCCTTCAGTGCTTCTTCTGCCTTGGCATTAAATTTGCCGGTAGCCTCTTCAATGCTGGCGCTGACTTTTTTCAGGATCTCATTTACATCAGACATAATATCTCCGTTTTACTGGGCAGCCGCTTTCAGGCCGCTGAGTGCGGCTTCCAGTCGGTCAATGGTTTCGTTTTCGATGGTGGCAGCGCTCGGCGTGCCTTTTTGGTCAGAAGCAGCGCCTGGCTTGCTCCCGGATAGGGCTTTAAGAAGTTTTCGACGTTCAGACCGTGGCGTATCGGTTTTGGCCAGCAACGCATCGAGCTTACGCAGCGCTGCAGCTGGGCTTTCGTCATCGTCCGCGATTTCGTCGGCAGAAAGCAGGCTGTCAGCAAAACCTTTCTCCACCGCTTCCCTGCCGCCGATATAAGTTTCGCCGTCCATCATCCTGTTGACCGTAGTGGCATCGAGGCCGCTGCGCGCCTGATAGATATCGCTCATGGCGTTATCAAACGGCGCCATGTCAGCGGCGATCTGCGCCAGGTCGTGACGGTTGCCCATCGCGTAAACCCAGCAGTTGTGGATCATGAGGAATGCACCGCGCCCGATCTGCACCTCGTCACCGGCCATCGCGATGACCGACGCCGCCGACGCTGCCAGGCCCAGCACCTTCACAGTGACCCTGCCTTCGTACTCGCGCAGCAGGTTATAAATCGCAAGGCCCTCGAACATGTCGCCGCCGGGGCTGTTGATGTTTACCGTTACGTCAGCGCCATTAAGGGAGCGAAGCGCCCCGGCAATGCGGCTGGCCGTCACCCCGTCGCCCCAGTAGTCCGCGCCGATCACGTCGAAGATAGAAATGCTGTTGTCACCGTCCCGGGCGGCGCGGATGCCGCCGTTCCAGCGCTCCATTGCCGCCGCTGGCAGGTCAGGTTTTTCGCGCGCAAAAGGTCGCCCCTCCGGCGCCGCCGGAAGGCTTTTAATTGTCATGGATGCTCCTAAGCCGCTTGTTTCAGCGGGGACTGTTCGAAGGGGATGTCGGGGAATACGTGGTTATGAACCTGTCGCAGCGCGAAAGCCTGTGCTGCCTGACTGTTTTGTTTCAGGTCTTCAAGCGGCGTCAGATTGAGCTGCACCGTATAAAGATCGCCGCCCTCAATCGGTGGCATGTTTTCCAGGCGGCGTACGTCGTTGCGGGACATCCAGCCGTTCTGCAGCGCACTGGTGTAGTAAGCAGCCCGGCCAGCGCTGTCGGCGCGCAGCAGGCCCTCAACTGAGAACTCAGCAAAGAGGTCCTCTTCGCCATTCAGCAGGCAACGGGAGATCTCCTGCTCGATATTCACCAGCAGCGGGCGCAGCGTGTGGGTCAGGAACTGGAGGTTCATCCCTTCAAGACTCGATGCCCAGCTGCTCTGCTTCGATGTGTGACCGACCATAAAAGGCGGCACGCGGAACCATCTGCAGATTTCCTCGATGCTGAACGACCGAGACTCAAGCATCTGCGCGGCTTCCGGGTTCATGGTGACGTTCTGATATTTCAGTCCGCCCTCAAGAACCATAATTTTTCCGGCGTTTTTAGAGCCGGTAAAGGCCTGCATATAGCCCCGAAGTCGCTCTCTTTGATCCTTATCAAGCGCCGCGTCAGCTGAAAGAAACCCCGAGCTTTGCAGGCCATTTTCGAAAATCTTTGCAGCGGACTCTTCGACGGCCATCGCCGCGCCGATCACGTCACGACCCGTCATCATTGGCATCATGCCGCAGACACCATCAAGGCCAAATCCCCGGATGTGCATCAGGTTCTTTTCGGAGATAACGCGTTTCTTGCCGTCCTCGGTGTAGGTGTATTCCAGCCTTCCGGTATCCAGCCGCTTCACCACCATGTTCTGGGGCAGCAGTGGCACCAGCGACACCAGCTTATTGCCGATAAACAGCTTCTCGACAAAGGCATTACCGCGCAGGCAGATACTGGCCACCACCATGAGCATAAAGCGCGACGGCGTCATTTCCAGATTGGGACGGCGACAAAGTACCTGGTAAACCGGATGATTCTGCGCCAGCTTGCGCGAGCCATCAGCCTGCCGGGTGTAAATCTTAACCGGCAGTGTGGATACCGACTCGCTCAGAAGCCGGACGCAGGCCCAGACCGCAGAAAGCTGGATCGCCCGATCTGCAGTCACCACCTTGCCGCTACTGCTCGTGCCATACCACTCCTGCCAGAACGTTCCGGTAGTCAGGCTGATGGGCACGCCCAGCCAGTTGAGCAAGGCGCTTTTTACCTTGCCCGGCTGCTTATTTTTCTTCATCAGAAACCTACCATGATGGGATTTTCAAAGAAGCCGTTAAGATCCTGTCGGGTCTCCGGCAGCATGGCCCGGCCTATATCCATGATCAGGGCAGTGGCCCCGTCGATTTTGTTCTCGCTGTGCTCCTTAATGGGCCGCACAACGTCATCGTTACCGGGGAGGTGCTTGCCCACCACGTTAGAGATACACCATGTCAGTATGGGATGGCCGTCATGGTGGAAGCGTCCGGCCTCTATCGCCGCCTCAAGCTCCTTCATCGGGTCCGACATGTTGGTGTAGTTCTGGACGATGGTTATCGGGCTGAGACCCTCATCGGCCAGATGGTGGGACAGGTTCGTGGCGCCGTGGGGATCGATGGCCGATTCCTCTACCGGGTTCTGCCGGTTGACCGCCTTCGCTTCCTCCAGGATGACGCGGTAGTCGATCTCTGCACCTTCGGTTACCTCCAGGTGGCCGGAGTTCACCCACTTCTGGAAGCGTTCAGCAGTACGCTGATGATCGGTGTCCGTGCTGTATACCGTGTCATAAGGCACCCAGAACTTAGGCGCTATGCAGTAATAGTGCCGCCTGCCATCAATATCACGGCTGAAGATGCGCACCATGCTGTTCATATCGAGCTTTCGCGCCAGGTCGAACGAAAGGTAGCAAGGCTGACCCTCGAACTGCTCGATCGTCAGCGTTTCATCCTCGCAGTTGCGCCAGCTGACGAGGTTGAAGTAAGCCGCCCTGGCTGATACCCAGATGTTCAGATGCTTGGTTTTGAAAACGTTGGCCTGGCGGGCGTTGTTCATGGCCCGCTTCTGCTGGCTCAACAGGAAATCGCTGTAGACAGAAATACCCATATTGGGATTCGCCTTGCGCAGCACCGCCGGATCGGTCCAGTCGTCACCCTCATCAACGGTGTAAATCACACCGAACAGCTCATCGTTAGGTACCGTGCCGTTCAGCATTTCAATAACTTCCCGGCGCTTGTCGTAGCACGGCCCCTCAATGTTGTAGCCCGCAGTGGTGATGGCCCACATTAGCGGCTGACGCCGGGCGCCCATACCTGTCAGCATGGTGGTGTAGAGCGCGTCGGTATCGTGTTCGTGATATTCGTCCACAATGGCGCAGCTCGGAGAAGCACCATCGCCAGGGTTGCCGATCAGCGGCTCAAGACGGGCACCATCTTCCGGCCGGTTCATGTTGGAGGCATTAACCTCCACGCCAAACGCGTCACAAAGCGCCGGGGTGCGTTTACACATCAGGCGCGCCGGGCGGAACACTTCCCACGCCTGCTTTTCCGTCGTGGCGCCGGAGTAAACCTCCGCGCCAAACTCGTCGTCACAGGTGAAACAGAACAATGCCACACCGGCAGAGATCGCCGACTTACCATTCTTACGCGGGATCTCGGTATAAACCTCGCGGAAACGTCGCAGCTTCGAGCCCTTGCGTACCCAGCCGAACGCCGAGCAGACGATAAACAGCTGCCAGGGCTCAAGGGTGATGGGCATGCGTTTGAAGGCCCACTCGCCTTTCGTATGCGGCAGAAGCTGGATAAACTTTGCCGCCTTTTCCGCCAGATCTTTATCGAACCGGTAAAGAAACTTTTTCGTTTTCTCTTTCGCCAGATCATCAAGGTGCCGCTGGCACGCATCGATGACGTAGCGGCACGCCACAGTTTTCCCCCGGACGATGTCACGGGCATACTGATTTGCGGCGTTCACGTTAGGGTAGGCTTTGCGCGTCATAGGTTTTTAAAGGGGTTGTCCGACTGTTTTTTGTTCCCACCAATCAGACGCTGCCTGCTGCTGGGGTCCAGCCCGAGCATGCCTCCGAAGGAGGCCATCTGCCGCATTGCTTCATTCAGCACGGTCAGCGCCGGGTTTTTGATCACACCGCCCATTGCGCCGGTTACGGTGATTCCGTTTTTAGCAACGTCCACCTGCGCAGCGCGGGCGTTGGCATAGGCCACACAAAACATTTCGAGGTTGTGTAAATCCGTGGCGCACAAAACCTCCTGCGCGCACAGCTCATTAGAGACCATTCTCCACATTGTCGCAGCGGATTCGCTGAGCCACTCGGGCGGGTCAACGCCGGCTATGGGTGTGAAGGAGGGTTCTTCTTTATTGAGGGCGCGCTTACCCGGATTGCCTGCCAGCAACTTCCGGGCAGTCGGCTTGGCGCGGCGTCCGGATCGGCCCGTCGCTCCAGCCATAGACGCTCCAGTTAAATTTTATATTTCGCGGGTGTAAAAATCTGACTGAGGCGGCGGTCCTTAGCAGGCAGGTGCCTGAACTTTTGACCCGCCCTCCCCCGGTAGTGAGAATCGATATCATTCGCATTAAAATGATTGCATTTGAAATCATTTCGAATTACATCAGTCGAGATGGAAGTCATCACTGAGGTTGCGGCGCCGCGCGCTACTGGCATTGTGCGGACAGGCGCTGGAGTTATGTCCTGACTGACCGCAGTAACCGCAGCGCAGGTTCGCACGGCGGGCTGAGCCACCCCATGTCTTTGGGCAATTCGCTACGGTGTGCAGCGTCGAGCCGCAGTAGGTGCAACGCGTATAGCTCATCGGGTTCTCTCCTTCGCGGTCTTGCGCTTATGGCACGGCCAGCAAAGCGATTCGAGATTGCTGTCTTCGTCTGTGCCGCCGTGAGCTTTCGGGATGATGTGGTCGACCGTTTCAGCCGGGCGAGGTCTGCCGTTGCGCAGGCACTGCTGGCAGATGTGTCGATCACGCTTAAGGATGCGGACGCGGATGATGTCCCACTTACTGCCGTAGCCACGCTGGTGGCGGCTCAGGCCGCGCTGATGCTGCTGCCATCCTTCGTTACGGTGCGCCTCGCAGTAGCCGGAACGGTCTGTGGTGGTGCCGGAACATCCACGCTTACGGCAGGCGCGAGGGATAGCTGCTGGCATATTATTGGCTCCAATAAAAAAGCCACCAGCAACGGCCAGTGGCTCACGACTTAAAGACTCTTTTTGGTGCGCGTGCGGGCCGCATAATAAAGCCCCGCAGAGGCGAGGCTTTTTGATTAACGAAACTTAGCGTTAAAAAATAAATTTGGATTCGATAATATTGTGAGCTAACTCTTGAACGTCATTAATGCTTTTCCTGATAGCAAGGTAATCATAATGAGCATTGTTTAATTGGTCCCACCATTCCTTAACATCAGCATTCTTAATCTGGCCCTCAGCAATAATCCAAGCTTTAACACACGCGCTACGAGCCTGCTTAAAAGCAATGAAATCTTCTTTTTGATTTTGCCTGTCTTGAGGAAAAGCGCGATACGGTAACGTGCGGGTTACATCTAGATATTCAGTTACCGCTCTTTTGAACTCTTGCTTAGCTTTTAACTTTTCTTGGTTTTTCCATGAATTCACAGCCAAGAAAGAAAAAAAAGCTGCAACAGCCGCAGCAATGGCTGAGGCACTAGAAGCTAGCATTGAATAGAACGCGACCTTCTCTGGAGACATTGTTACCTCAAGGGACTCTTGAATGCACTGAACACAAACATTATCACAGGCACTCGGCGAATGCCTTTGATAATGCTTTATCCCCTACAGGGTATATTTAATATTTATCCGCTATAGCCATTACGATGGGTCTACCCATGGTGATGGCAACAAAAAAACCGCCCGAAGGCGGCTTGTTTATTCTTTGCTGATTGCAGCCTGAATGGCATCAGCTAAAGGTTCAATTAAACCAATAACTGCTTTTAATTCCTGCTCGGTTTTAGCGCTTGTAGCCTCACCACCAGCAGAAGAAAGTGATGCTTTAACTAATTCAAGAGCTGCCTGAACAGCTACAACTCTTTGCTTTTGTTTAGCAGTAACAGGCTGAGCACCAATGCCTGAAGGGAAATAATTATCTAACATTACAACCTCCTTATCAAAATGAGGTTATACATTACCCTTGAGATAATTCTTAGTGAAGAGAATTCTCACCATTATCAAGCACACCCGGGGTGAGCTTTGAAATGACTAGCAATCAGCGTCAGGACGGGCAACAGCACGGCATGCCCACATGCAGGCTTCCTGGGTTTTGGTGCGGGCGATAGACAGGCAGCGCAGGGCGTCATCAATCTCTCGCGCCTGTTCAGCGCTCAGCATATCCGGGCCATTTCGTACAGCAAGCAGTTCGCCGCGCTCGGTATCAAGCAGGCTGCAAAAATGACGACTAACACCCTTCAGGCGGTTCATGCGCTCAATGTCGCCCGGCGTTAAAGTGCGGTAGCCCTTAACGGTAGTGCCGTCCTGCGGTTTTGCTTCGCTCATCGGTTGCTCTCCTTTTGGCGGGTATGGAAATTTCCCCGCGATTGAATGTGAATACAGCAGCATGATTCACTCCTGTTTTTGGCAGTTCGCCTGCCACGCTTTGTTATGCGCCAGAATGTCCTTCTTCGTCTGGCGGTCCAGCACATCGATGTCGTGATCAGTAACGTAGATTGGCTTTACCCAGTCACAGGCGGTATCAACCACCACCGGGACGCTTCCACGACTCATGCAGCTCGCGATCAACATCGTCATCAGGCATATGGTTAACAGTCTGCTGTACATTGCTGGCCCCTTTCGTTGCTTCTACCCGGCGTTCTGCTGCTGCGACCGTTGCCGCGGCGTTATCTTCAGTGCGCTGCTGATCAGCTTTTGCTTCCGCTTTGCTGGTGCCGCGCGACTGGCCTAATCCAAATGCGCCAGCGATAGCAGTGATCACCGCTGCAGCCAGCCCAATAATCACTTCGATACCCATCTTGACCTCATAACAGAACGGACTTCGCCAGGTTGAACAGAGTGCGCCGTTTATCCAGGCCGTTACGCCCGCCATTGATGATTAGCGTAACGCGCTCAACATCGCCCGAATAAAGCAGGCAGCCGTGCGACACGTAAAACCATGCTGCTGATCGCGCGGCATAGACATCCTGCTCCAGCAACTCGGGATGGGTTACCAGATCCAGCTTCAGCGCCTGACTGCAGTTGCGATAGTTGCTCAGGCCTGTGATCTGCTTCAGACCGCGGCCCCGGTATTTCCAGCCGTCACCCGCCACCTGATTGCCCAGGTTCTTTTTGCCCCACTCTCCGCCATAAACCAGATTGGCGATCGCTTTCTGGTTAGCTGGCTGCGTGGCCGTTCTGCCGAGAGCTGCGGCCTGCTGTGCTGTGATGCGGTGCTTACCGAACACCGACACCAGACTGTCTGCCGCATAGTTCAGGTTTTCCACCAGCCGGGCAAAGCCACCGGATTCATGGCCCATCTGAGCGATGAACATGGCCTGATCGAGCGGCGCGGTAATCCCGAACTCTTTCATAGCTGCGTCGATATGCGGATACCAGCGCGCAGCCAGCCCGGCGCTGATACCAGCCGCCTTCTGAAATTGTGTTTGGTTCATTATTGCCTCAGATGATCAACCAGGCGCGCAACGTTGCCTCTGACGGCCACCAGCACGGAAAGGAATATAACGTTGGCACCAATGGTGGCCCACGATGAATGAGGATATATACCGCACAGATAGGCTAACGGCACCGCGCTGTACGTGACAGTAATCAACCACGCCAGGCGGGAAACCCACGGGCGATGCCGTGAATCCCCCCGGCGGTAAAACATTAGAGTCAGCACTACGCCAGCGCAGAGTAGCGCGTTGATAGTTGCTGTCGGGTCATTTAGAACCACCTGAACCTCCCCGGCGCGTTATCAGCGCCACCAGCGAGCCGACATCCTGGTTATTCAGGAACGTCAGGATTTTGACGGCTAATGCAGAAACGATAACGGCACCAATGGCGTCCAGGGGTTTGTCGCTGTAACCGGTCAGGTTAGCCAGCTTCGACCCGACCAGGCCGGAGCACAGAATGCCAGCGATATAGGACACAACGAAATATGCCATTCGGCGTGCCGCGCCCAAGTCAGCGGCCGTGGCGATGTAGAATACAGCCCCGGCAAACGCGCCAAACACCACACCGTAATCTGTCCCGGTCAGCAGTCCATAGACACTGGCACCCGTAAGGGCACCACCGGTCAACCCAGTGCCGGAAATCGGATCGGACATTTAGCCCCCTCTTATTGCCGTGAGTCCTCTCAGAATTGAGGGGAAATAAAAAAGGCCGCCAATCGGCAGCCTTGAGAATGGAGTTATCTGGATAAGATGTAGATTGTGGTGCCGGGTGCCTCCCGGTGACTCTGTGCCAGACCACAGAACCGCGTTACTCACCTGCCTGTCTGGACGCCCCGCCGCATAGGGGGATTCACCACACGGACACTCTATGTGGCCCTGTCACTAAAAGATAGCTACCAATTTATTTTCACTTATCTGACCGCCGCTTTTTAAGCGTTCTGGCATCTGGCTCTCTGTTTTCTGGCAACCAAGGGGCTAACCTTGGAATGAGCAAAAAACACACAGGAGGGTCAAATGTATAACTCTATTTTGGTTCCCATTGACATTTCCGAGGATAGCCTGACAAACATGGTGATTCCTTTTGTTCAGGCGCATGCCACTCTCAACACAGCCAAAGTCCATTTTCTTACTGTTATACCTTCGCTTCCGTATTACTCATCATTAGGCCTGGCATATTCAGTCGAAATGCCAAAGATGAAAGAGTTCCAACATGCTGCCATAACTAAACTGGATGAAATCGTTAAGAAATTCAAAATTCCTTCTAACAAAATACAAACGCATGCAGTAGCGGGATCGCCAAAGGATCAGATCCTTAAGCTTGCTGAAATGATAGACGCCGACTTAATAATTATTGCCTCACACAAGCCTGATATATCTACATATCTGCTTGGTTCGAATGCTGCGGCTGTTGTGCGGCACGCCAAATGTCCTGTGCTAGTCGTAAGGTAGATATCACAAGTTAGCGAACTGCATGCACAAACTAAGGGAGCCTCGAGAGGTGTGAGGTTCCCCACGAGTGTTGATTCTGGTTAGTAACACTGAGTCACGGGCAACTCACGAAGGCGCAAAAAATAAAAAACCCGCTCGCTGGCGGGTTTTTTAACTCTGAACATACAATGCCCATCGTTAACGTCAAATTTACACAAAAACGGCAACTTTGCAAGCAACGTGACGCTAAATAGTGAGATTTATATCGAATTATGCGCTCTTGTTACTTTCTGCAACTGAGCGTCAGCGTTGCTCTCTTCTTGAAAGCATGTCGTCACCAGGCTTTCATAGAACGGTTTCCAGCTGTAGCGCCAGGTGCGATCGGGAAGGCTGTCCAGCTCGGCCAGAACGCTGCGGTACGCCACTGAGGATTTAGGTCTGCTGTACCCTCTCCCCTCGCACCGTTTGCACTCCTTATAAACCGGTACGCCCTGAAACTCAGTTTCTTTGCGGTCGAGGGTTTTCCCCGTTCCACCACACTGGCAGCGCTTACTCCGTTGGCCCGTGCCGTTGCACTTGCCGCACAGCTGCTGGTCCACATCCTTAACCGGACGGAAGACCTCAAAGTCAGATGGCGACTGCCCCAGATCCTTAGCAAACTGAGGCAACCGCATTGTGTAATGGCTTTTGGTGATCACGCTGGTTTTGGTGAGGATGCCTTTGCCCTGGCATTTTGGACAATCGACACTGTCAGCTGCTGATGAGGCGTAGTCTTTGAAGGCGAAGCGGGCGAGGATCCGCATGCACAGCGGGAACTTTTTACCCGCAGCTTTACGCACCGCCATCGGCGCATGCTGTTTGGCGTACTCGGTCAGCCAGGATATCGCGGCTTCTTTATCCTGTGGGCTGATGCCTGCCTTCCCCAGATACATGGCAAGACCGATCCCGGCGTCGGCCTGGGTCATGCCCAGCGCCGCCATGATGTCGGTTACCGTTAACTGATCGCCCGCGGTTGCGCGCACGCTATCAGAGATGTGCATCCCTTTCGGTGCAAAAAACTTTAAAACTCCGTCCAGATTCATAGCGTTCTCCACTCCGTCTACGCCAGTGCGCCGATGGCCAGCGCCCGGTCTAATGTTTTCAACAGCAGCTCCGGCTGCGTGCCGTACTTCGCTTCAAATGCCACAGCGTCAGCGTGCAATTCGTCGTGATGCGCTCTGCACAGCGGGATCACGAACAAATCATGCGCTTTGGTGCCCATGCCACCCATGCCGTGGCCGATCAGGTGGTGGGGGTCGTCTGCGGGTTTCTGGCAACATGCACACGGCTGCGCCTTTACCCAGCGGGTGTACTTCTCGTTCTGCCAGCGTCGGCGCTTCGGCCTCAGCATGTAGGATTCCGGCGTCTCTGGATCCACCTGCAGCGCCAGCACCTTTTCAACGGCCTCCTCCACCATGCTGATGGGCGGTACCGACGGCACAATGTCAGCCTCACGCGTCACCGACTGGAATTTCTCAGCCGGGATACGCAGGACCTGGCGTGCTACCGCCTCCGGAATGACGTGGGCCAGCTTATTGATCGTCAGCCACCAGCACAGTTCTGGAAGAGTCACCGGGTGGGCATCATCGAAACCCAGCCCGGCGCGAACAACCGACAATACCCAGGCTACCAGGTTCTTTCGTGCAATGCCCGACAGTTCGGCAGTAAATTGCTCTCGCACCCGGATATCACAGGCCCAGCACAACCGCAGCGCGCCGGGTGCATGCCGCATGGTGACCATTTCGTGATGGTGATAGTCGCTGTGGCGGTACTGGCAGCCAGATTCGCGCATGAGCCAGGCCTCAAGGCATGACATGCCACCAGCCCGCTGAATGACATCTGCATGCTCAAAGACAGGCACCATTAATGGGTCCTCTGCCAGCGGCTGGCCTGCCGCTGGAAGTTCGCCGGTTGGCAGGTTGGCCAGGCGCTCCGGCTCGTTCTCCAGCAGAATGCGCCCTCGATGGAAATGTGGCATGAGTTCAGGACCAGGCCGGAAAGCCACGATCCCGAACTCTTTTACGACGACAGGGGTTAATAACGCTCTCACAGACACCTCAATGCACAGTTTCGAGCAGGCGCAACAGCTCCTGAAATTTTGACTCGAAGAAATGCGGCTGCGTTTCACGTGGGTTCGCCGGGCTGGTGATGTTTTTCCCGTACATGCATCCCTTCGCTGTCATAGCCCAGAAGCGCTTAACACCATTCACACCCGAACGGCTTCGACGCTCCTTATGCTCGACGATCCCCAGCTTGGCCAGCTGCTGGTAAGCCAGCGTAGCCGACATTCGGATACCGTTTGCTTTGAGCAGAGCGCTCAGCGACTGCGTGGGGCGACTGGAGCCATCAGGCGCACCGGCTGGTGCGTCAATGGCGTACTGCGGGGCAAGGTTCGGCAGACCAACAGCATCCTGCAGCTTCTGGCATGCACCGAGAACAGAGGAATTGGAGAGGTTAAGAGATCGCTGCATAAAATCGAGCAGGATGACGCCTGCCTGCATTTTATCTGCCGCCTGGCTTTGAAGATTGGGGGGCTGATTTACAGCTGCATCAAACGTACGGATCACCCTCAGGCTAAACTGGGGGCTGATCCACATCGCGTAGGAGTAGACCAGCTCTTTACAGACGTAACTGCCCTGCTCTTTGCCGCCGCGGATAACGCTGACCGGGTCCGGCGTTTCCGAGTTGCTAATTTGCAACTCGCTTATTAATTGTTCAGTTTGTTCGTTGCGAAGCCAGAACGCTGGCTTGTGCTTATCCTGAGCGCCAGCAGCACGATGAAGATCGTTAAGGCAGTAACGCCCAAAAATATCACGGCGTACGGAAACGCCGTCAATTACGAGTAATTGACTCATTTTGTTCTCCACTTATTGTATTGCGAGAGGCCTGCACGCCCGCTTCGCTTGTGTTCTCTGACATTACTTCTGATTTGCATTGCTTTCAACTCTCACCTGTCTATGCATACAGGCCGATCGTTATCTCAACCTTGCCTTTGGGCGTTACCGGCCCCCATTCCACCAGCATTCGCTTAATCTGGCTGTCATCCTCCCAGATGCCTGCGTGGGTCAGCGCGTCAAACAGCGCTTTGTTGTAGTTGTCGATGTCGCGGCGCCGTGCATCTGGCGGGAAAAGAACGATCTCTACCGCCGCTGGCGCGCTGCTGGGCTTCGGTACTCTGCGCAGTTGCTCAATGATCGCAGCGCAAGCCTCGCTCTGGTACGCACGTCCTTTGGCGCTGATGAGGTGGCGACCGGCCAGCGGCCCCTTATTCGGGGCGCGCCAGTAGGTGTTTACGCTCGGAGGGAAAGGCAACACCAGTTTCATTTACCCTCCGGGATCGGCTGCGATGGCTGGCTGTTGATTTTTATACCGCGATGCGCGCCCGGGACTATCGTTATTGCCTCTTTGCGCTGCAACGCACGCAACTGCAGGGCGGCCGCATTCGGCGACACAACTCCCATCAGGCGGGACAGCTCTGAAATGGTCGGCGGATAACCGTGCTCGCTCTGGTATTTCACCAGCAGATCGAAAACCTCCTGCTGGCGCACCGTTAATGCTTTATTGACCACTGCTCCCCCCTACAGAACCGCAACGATGTCGCTGACAGTTTCGCGTGTACTGGATTTACTGGATATCGCGCGCCGGGCGCGGACGTAGTTGAGTTCAAAGCCGTGCTGCTGGTACAGATCAATGATGCGGGGCGCTGATGAGTTGCTGATCACCACTCTGGCACCCCGCTGGTGGGCGGCAACACAGCACTCCGCCAGGGCGATCTGGTCGTCCCAGCTAAAACCGCCTGGCGCATAACTGGTGAACCCGCTGGTACCCGGCAGCGGCTCATACGGTGGATCGCAGTAAACGACATCGCCCTCGCCAACCAGAGAAAGCGTGCGGCGGAACCCGGCATTCATGAACACGCATTTGCTCGCCAGCGCAATGAACGCCTCGATCTCTTTTTCAGGGAAATAAGGATTGGGGTATTTGCCCCAGCCAACGTTGAACTTTCCGGCGAGGTTGTAACGGATCAACCCGTTGAAGCAGTGCCGGTTCAGGTACAGGAAAGCGGCGGCGCGTTCCGGCCCGGCCAGCAGCTGCCCATTGAAATCATCGGCCACTTCGGCATACCCGGCGGCGCTGTTCCTGGTGCTGAACAACAGGCGGGCTTGATGAATCACGACATCCGGTACCACAGCCAGCATCTGGTACAGGTGGATCAGGTCTGCGTTGACGTCCGCCAGCAGGAAAGAGTCGTGCTTCCTGGAGTTGATGAACACGCTACCGCCGCCAACAAACGGCTCAATCAGGCGCTGGCCAGCGGGGATCAGGCGGTCGATATCCGGCAACTGGTGGTATTTTCCACCAGCCCACTTGAGGAACGGACGCTGCCAGGTTCGCGGCGAGGGCTCTTCAGTAGGCAGAGTGACTGCAATATCGTCACAAACAGATCCGTATCTCATCCCCGGAACCCCTCTGGAATAGTTTTATCAACAGGGCCGAACTTCATCGGGTCCGCTTTGCGCTGCCCCCACATTTCGCGTTCCGGGCGCCCTGCTGCGTCCCACTTGTTCGCCGATTGCAAGTAGCCGGGGAATTTGGAGGGAAGGAACAGGGTTGTCGGGCGGAGATATTCGGCCATTTTCAGATCGTCGCCCCACTTCTCGACGCTGTAATCAACTACCAGCGTCAGCTCATCAGGCGTAAACCCTTCAGCCAGACGGCCACGAATGTTTTCCAGGGATGACTTGCAGGCCTGGTACCGCGATCCGGTGGTCTGGTTCAGGTGTGATAAAACCTGTTTCGCCTGGTCAGTGATCACCACGGCAGGGTCGGGTTGCCCAGCAACCTGACAAGAAGGTTTTTTATTTGATGGATCAGTAGTTGATTTTACTGACGGATCCCCGCCAGATTCTGACGGGTGAAAACCACGCTTTTTGCTGGATTTTGACGCCTCAAATTTTGACGGGTCAGATTTCGACGCATCAGATTTTGATGCGTCAGATTTTGACGGGTCAGAATCTGGCAGGTGAGACAATGCCGCTGTCCGAAGCTTCGCCACATTCAACTGATAAACATTGGACGCATTACGGTTACCCTGGCGCCGCGCCTTACGCGTTAACCAGCCATCCTCTTCCAGTTTTGCAATCGCCGTTCTGACAGTGCTCACACCCGCGCCGAGCTGGCGGGCGATGGTCTCGATAGACGGCCAGCACACTCCCTCATCGCTACTGAAATCAGCCAGACGCGCCATAATCGCCACGCTGGACAATTTCATGCCGGAAGCCGCGCAGCCGTCCCAAACGTAGCTACTCAATTTAGTGCTCATGGTCGCCCTTTAACTCTGTAAATTTGCGCTGGAACTGATCGAGAGGGCTGAAGCATTCATGCTCGTACCCATCTCGCAGGTATATGACGCGTCGGGTCTCTGGCTCCCACCGGATAACCCGAACCGGGACGCCGCGGTGATCCCTGAATCTCCTGTCGATTTCACGCATAAAGATTCTCCTTTACGGCGCCATACCCCCACGATTGCCATTGCCCGACTGTGGTTACATGCAACCCAGCGGCCTGATACCATGCGCTCATACCGAAACGACGGGGTCCCATTGACCGGGAAGCCACGGAGTTGCGGCAGACGGTGAATTACCGTTAAACTGTTCATGCGTTAGTTTCTCCACTGTTACGACACGCCACGACGCCCGGAGCTGCACACTCGCGGGCGTTACTCTTTTCTGGCGCGCAGAAAACGCGATACAGCAGCGTTAAATGCTCCTGCCACTTCGCCATCACTTGGTAGCTGTTCTCTTCGATTTGCTCGCGTTCTGCCTGGTCAATGACGCCATCAGCGGTTGCCTTGCGGACGAACTTGGAGTGCTCACTAATCCACTCAATGGTTTCCATCAGGCGCTGATTGATATCTGCGTTATCCACATCCTCGATATCCACCAGCGGAACATTGACGCTGTTCGACTGGCGCGATACCGCATCAGCGATGTGCTTGGTGCCGCTGGCCTGCTGGAGAACCATCGCCCAGCCCATTGGGAAGATCTGATCGCCACCAGTGCGCAGGCGGTTAAAGAGCGCATCCTCTGTCACGCCCAGCCATTCAGCCGCCTCTGCGTAACCGCCCGGCAGGCTTGAGATGGTCTTTTTAATTGCCGCCACCAGCCATGCGGGTTGCTTTTCGACTTGCCAGTGTTGTTGGTTATCCACGGTTAACTCCTTAGTGCTGTGGTTACTTTTAAACTTCCGGTTCGTTAGGCTTTTGGTAAAGAGAGGCGTCATACTTAAGCTTCCCCTTCGTAATTCTTTCGATCACGAAAGCCTGTTTTTCAGGGATTACATCACCCCAGCGACACACAGCTGGGTGAGAAATCCCTAAAGCACTAGCGGTTTTGGATACCCCGCCGAAGTGCTTAATTACTTCTGATTTGCGCATAGTTCCTCCTAGTTACCCGATGCAGTAAAGGTAACAAAAGGTACATTAAATAGCAAACAACAGTTACGAGGAAACCATGTAACATTGGTTACATGAAAACAGAGATGAAAGACCGAATCAGATCCCGCCGAGTCCAACTCGACATAACACAGCAGACGCTAGCCAAGAGGCTCGGCGTCAGTCGTGTGTCTGTAACAAAATGGGAGAATGGGGCCACCAAGCCAGATGGAGAAAATTTGCATAATTTGGCTTTGGCACTTCAAACTACGCCAGAATGGGTTCTTTATGGCCAAGGAAGTGAGGTTTCCGATGATACGAAGGTCATTCCATTTCTGAAACCACCTACCGCTGTCCCAATCATCTCTGCTGTGCAGGCAGGTTTATGGACTGACACCTACGCATGCTCAAGGCTTACCGACGTGATTACATGGACACAAACCACTGCAAATGTTTCGGGTGAGGCTTTCGGCCTCGTTGTTCGCGGCGAATCAATGACAAACCCAAATGGCTTACCCTCCATACCTGAGGGGTCTATTGTTATTGTTGAGCCCCATTACGGGCAACTGGATGATGTATATGGAAAGATCGTTGTTGCGGTGCTTGATGGCTCATCAGAAGCCACTGTAAAAAAACTGGTGTGGGATAGCCCTTATGCCTACCTCATGCCACTAAACCCCGCCTTCAAGCCAATTCAGATTGATGGAAACTGCCGCATAGTGGGCAAGGTTGTTCAAATTACACAGAATATCTAAAAGCCTCATCTTAAGCCGGACTGAGTTCCGGCATTTTTTTACCCACAAAGGTAACAAAAAGTACATTTCACACTTGACCATGAAGGTAACTAAAGGTACATTCAATTTATCAACAGCGAACAGGCATGACGCCAACACAGTCGTGTTTGGGGAGGGGTAAGCATGCAGTTTGATAAAGAAGAGGTTTGCAAAACGTTCAGCCTGCCGCGTGAGGCATTAAGCGAAATAGAGGCTGGGCAAAAGACCCACACCGGAAACAGGCTTGAGCTTTTTGTTAACGGAGTGTTGAAGCAGACCTTAAGCACAGAGTCAGCCGTAGCAGCCGATTACCTGCTGTTTATGGGTGGTGTGGTTGAGGCCCTGGAGAAAGATAAAACTTCTTTGGAGGCTGAAGCTAATAAAAGTGGTCGCACACTGGCGACCGGATTTAGTGGGATTGGCTCCGTGCCTTTGCAATCAGTAGGCGTCCCAGAGATCGCGGATAAATAGATCGACCTTTATCCACATAGGACGTCCTACGGTTTTGATGATGTGATTTGCAGTCTGATCACTGATCTCAATGTCCCAGGAATCGTAATTTTTATCAGGGTACTCTTCGGCGAAGGTAGTCCGGATGCCGTGTCGGATATCAGATTCTGAAAGTCCGCAGTCGGTATTAATAAGGCACTGAGTTAAAACATCTGAGCGCTTCATGCGTGATCACTATCCGAGTGTTGGGGATTTCAGATTAAACGAATCCTTGTTGTTGGGGAATAGCAGGATCCACCGAGCCTGACGTGGTGAAAAGACAGGCACACAACGTGGAAGCGCACTCCTTCAAACCAGTTATGGGTGACAGGTGTGAAAACAGCGGAGTGCGCTTCCAGTTGTGGTGAATTGCAGCCGCTCCGACGGCAACCAGAAGATCAGCGTCTGGCCCACAACTCGAAACCTGTAAAAGCTGCGTTGCTGTCTTTGGCGGCATCTGTCTCTACCCGTGAGGATGCCGCAATTTTTTTACGCAACACACGAGAGCATCACCGGGCGACGGGCTCATAACCCAATCCACCCGGGCACATAAGGCGATTGCAGTCGAGATATTGTGCAGGTGCTCTCCTGTGTTGTGTGGAGAAACTAACCTGGCGGCCAGTGCAGATGGCCGCCACGCCCTGAGGAGAAAGTAATGTCTACCCCGTTCTTCAAAAACCTTCTGATCTACCGCCTCAGCCGTGACATTGTCCTCGTTCAAGACGGCAAAACAGAGGAACTGGCGCGCCAGCTCGAGAACTTCCAGTTCACCCCGTGCGGTAGCCAGGATATGGCAAAAGCCGGTTGGGTGCCGCCGCTGGGCCAGCACTCCGATCAGCTTTTTCATCTGGTGAATGACCAGCTGCTGCTCGTTATCCGCCGTGAAGAAAAGATTCTGCCAAAGCCGGTGATCGCAGAAGAGCTGAATAAGAAGGTGTCGAAGCTGGAAACTGATCAGGGTCGCCGCCTCAAGAAAACTGAGAAAGACTCCCTGCGCGATGAAGTGCTTCACTCCCTTTTGCCGCGAGCTTTTACCCGTAGCAGCATGATCCGGATCTGGGTGAACCTTAACGCCGACATGGTGATGGTCGATACATCGAGCGCTCGCCGCGCCGAAGACTCACTGGCACTGCTCCGTAAAACGCTTGGTTCTCTGCCCGTCGTGCCGTTGACCATGGAAACCCCAATCGAGATCACCCTCACCGAGTGGGTGCGTAACGCTTCAGCGCCATCAGGTTTTGCGCTGGGCGATGAGGCCGAGCTGAAAGCAATACTGGAAGATGGCGGCATCGGCCGCTTCAAAAAGCAGGAGCTTTCCAGCGACGAAATCGCCACTCACCTCGATGCTGGCAAGCTGGTAACTCAGCTTTCGCTGGACTGGCAGCAGCGCATTAATTTCGTGCTGAGCGATGCCGGCGCGATTAAGCGACTCAGGTTCGCCGACGAGCTGCGCGACCAGAACGACGATATCGATCGGGAAGATGCCGCCGCGCGCTTTGATGCTGATTTTATCCTGATGACCGGCGAGCTGGCTGCCCTTCTCAACAGCCTGACTACGGCGCTGGGCGGCGAAGCCCAACGATAACCCCTAAATAGTGACCTGCCCCATGTCTATGGGTTGGGTTGCTGCAACCAAAAATCAGGCGCGGTGCAGCGCGTATTAATGGAGAACACGTAATGTCATATATTCAGACACTATCCGGGAAGCATATTAACTACCTCAATATTCATCACGACGATATCGTGATCGAGGATATAGCCACTGCCCTTTCCCACATCTGCCGCTTTGCCGGCCACCTGCCGGAGTTCTACAGCGTCGCGCAGCATTCAGTGCTGGTCAGCCAGCTGGTTCCCGCAGAGTTCGCGCTTGAAGCGCTGCTGCATGATGCTGCTGAAGCGTATTGCCAGGACATCCCGGCGCCGCTGAAACGCCTGCTCCCGGATTACCAGCGTATCGAGGCGTATGTCGATAGCGAAATCCGTGCGAAGTTCGGATTGCCGACCCACCAGCACGATACAGTGAAGTATGCTGACCTGGTCATGCTCGGTACCGAACGCCGGGATCTGGATATCGACGACGGCACCGTGTGGCCAGTGCTCGACGGCATCCCACCGACCGACCTGTTTACCGTTATCCCGCTTCGCCCCGGCCAGGCCTACGGTCTGTTCATGGCCCGGTTCAACGAACTGACGGGGATCCGCAAATGCGCCTGACCAATATCCAGTTAATTCACGCCGCCCACCACGCTGCACGCTATTTGCCGAAAGCATCAGCAGAACTGGTAAGGGAGCTGGCCACACGACTGGATGTTGCACTGGTGGCGCAACGCGAAACAGCGAAGCTTCGAGATGCGCTGGCTGCGGAGAATGCGGGGCTGAATGAGAAAATGAACAAGCTAGCCACCTGGCCGGGCATCGAGTTTTATTCATCGGCTTGGGAATTCAACGGTGGGGATGGCGATACTGCTCTTGAATTCATGTGCGACACCGAAACCCCGGCCACCGACGCCTTCCTGGCTGAAGTGCGCGTGCAAGGTGTGAAAGTGACGCTCCCCACTGGTTATTCAGTTCGCCCGGGTCATCCGATTAACGAAGCAGAACGCGGCGTCATGATCCCCAAAGATAACGGCCCATGGCTTTCTCGTCACGATGTTGAACATGCTTTGCGGGTTGCTGGCATCCGCATCAACGGGGAGGATTGAGATGGCTAAGTCACCAATGAAACTCATGCTGCGCGCATGGAATAAAGAGCTGAAAAAACCAGAATGGGGCATGGGTAACCGCAAGCACCGGAAAGCCTGCGCTCGTGATTTTGCAGGAGCCAGCATTGAAACCGATGCTGATATCCCGAATCAGGCCGAGGCAGATGACCGCCTGGCGGAAGAACTTACTTACTGGGCGGACTAATCCATGACTAAATTCACCAATAAGCAGTTAACCGATCAGGCGCGTGAAGAGGTTGATTTCTGGCGCGAGCGTGACGAGCTTATTCCATCCCAGCAAACTGCTATTCGCCTGCGCCTGGCCGAAATCGCACTGGCAGCGCTAATGGCCCCGACTGAACCGGTCTATCAATACCGCATCAGGAACGCATGCAACGGACAGGTAACGGAGTGGCAAACCATACGCCGTGACCAGGTTGATTTTGTTTTGAAAGCCCAGCCGCTTAATGCTGAGTTTCAAATTACCGCCCCGCCAGTGCCGGTAGTGCCAGAAGAGGCCACGCCGGGAAGCATCGAAATTCTTGCCAGCATCCGTCCGCCCCACGGAGTGGCTTACCAGTGGGACGAAGAACAGAGGCACGCTGCCGCTGATGCCTGGAATGCCTGCCGTGGTGCCATGCTTCAGGGTGCCGATGGCAACTCTCCGGTAATCCTGGATGGTTATGTACTGGTGCCGATCATTCCAACTGAGGAAATGATTATTAACGGCTTTGAGGCAGAGCTACGAGAAGAATTTCGTGACCCGGAAGCGTTGGAAACATACGAAAAAATGAGCGGCTGCGAGCTGGCGGCGCACCGGACTAAGTTATGCTGGGCTGCAATGATTGCTGCGGCGCCGCAGCAGGAGAGAAGAATATGAACCACTTAATGATTGACCTCGAAACGATGGGCAATAAGCCTACCGCACCCATCATCGCGATCGGGGCCGTACTGTTCGAGCCTTCTACCGGTGAGTTGGGTCCCGAGTATTACGCCGTTGTAGATCTGGAATCATCCATGGTCCGGGATGCAGCAGCTGACCCCAGTACCATTCTTTGGTGGATGAAGCAGAGCGCCGAGGCGCGGGCAGAAATCACCAGCGATAAACGCGTGAATATCACCAACGCGCTGGGCGGGCTGAGACGACTTATTGAAGAAAACTGCGTACCGGATTATCTGCAGGTCTGGGGTAACGGGGCGACATTCGACAATGTGATCACCCGGGCCTCGTTTGAACGTCATGGCCTTTTTTGCCCATGGAAATTCTGGAATGACCGCGACGTTCGAACAATCGTAGAGCTGGGCCGCGCTGTTGGGTGTAACCCGCGCTATGAGATTCCCTTCGAGGGTGATATGCATAACGCGCTGGCGGATGCACGGCACCAGGCCAAGTATGTTTCGGCAATATGGCAAAGGCTATCCCCGATCGCCAACGATAATATTGCCTAAGATAAACGCCCGGGTGCAGCCGGGCTAGTGGAGAAAACTATGCTGAACCTCGATTGTGTCCCTATCTCAACTTATTGCAGCGAAACTGGCGAGACTCTCGATGCCATCAATAAACGCGTTCAACGTGGTGTATGGAGGGAGGGAGTCCAGGTGCTGAAGGTGGAAGGCGTTAAGGAGAGATGGATTGATCTAAGTGAGGTAGCTAAATGGGCAAGACAGAGTCGCCTAAACTCCCGCGCGGCGTGACCATCAGGAAGCACAGCCAGGGTGAAACCATAAATATCACGTTCACTTATAAAGGGGTGAAATGTAGAGAACCCCTTTCAAATCTAGATGTGAGCGCCAAAAACTTGAAATACGCCGAGCGGACCCTCGGCGAAATTCATAACCAAATCGAGCGTGGAACATTCGTTTATGCAGAATATTTCCCGCGATCTGCACGGTTAAAATTATTTGGCAATGCGGCCGCTGGAAAGACAATAAAAATGTACCTGGACGAATACCTTAACATCTGTGAAACGCGAAAACTTTCGCCGTCCACCATCGGCGGTTATAAAAAATGTCGTAGCGCGCTGGTAGCCCTTCACTCACTACCTGCAAGCGAGCTTACACCGGCTGCAATGAAGGCGTGGATCCAGAGCCGCACCACTACGCTGAAGACAATTCGCAACCAACTTTCTTTCTTGCGTTCGGCGCTTGATGAGGCTGTAACAGATGGCGTCCTCCAACTCAATCCGGTATCCCTGGTAACGGCATCCCGGTATCAAAGCGACAAATCGACTGCTGACAGCGATTATATTGTCGATCCGCTTTCACCAGCAGAAGTGGATGCCCTCCTCTCTTCTGTCACAAATAAGCAGTGGGGCAACCTGTTTATGTTCGCGATCCAGACGGGTTTACGCAGCTCGGAGTTATGCGCGCTGCGCTGGCGCGATATAGATTTCATCGGGAAGACGGCGCACGTTCAGAACGCGAGTGTGGTAGGGATTATTAAGGGGACTAAAACAAAGGCAGGAACGCGCAAGGTGGAACTTAACGATGCGGCGATGGCTGTGCTGGCGAATCAGAAAACCTTCACCTTTATGAAAGACGCCACGATATTCGAGGATCCGAAAACGAATAAGCCGTGGGCCAGCGCGGACGCAATCCGCAAAAAAGCTTGGGTTCCGACATTACGTAAAGCGGGGATCAGATACCGTAACCCATACCAGACCAGGCATACCTTCGCGACACGCCACATCAGCCAGGGCGCCAACCTTTTCTGGCTCGCCGGGCAGATGGGTCATAAGGGGCCAGAGATGCTCTTCAGGCATTACGGATCTTATTTGAAAGAGTACGACGGGAACACTGAGCGAAGACCACTCCTTGCCAGCGGCGGGACGCGAAAGGAGCCGTAA